ACAAACATCATTGAAGATTTAAATGATTTCTATGATGGCCAGGTAAAGCTTTACAGAGGTAAAAAAGAAACAGCACAAGAGCTAAAAGAATATTATGAGTACCTTTTTGAATAACATATTAATAACAGCTTTTTAAATTGCTGTTATGAAATGTTATAGGCCGTTTTAATGGCCTTTTTTTATTAATTTTAAAATAAAAAGATGAACAAAAAGTCAATAATTATAGTAGGTATAATAGTACTCTGGGGTTTAATTTTAGGCTCTTATTTTATAGATTCAGAAATATATGAAGAGATAGTTATATGGCTTTTTGTTATCCCGGCTTTTGCTGGTGTTATTTATGTTATAATTTCGCTTTATGTTTGGCTTAAAAACTTATTCAATAAAAAAAAATAAACATTACTCGGGGTTTAGATTTAGACCATTTTTTAGATGCAGAGAGATAACTATTCTTTTCAAGTTTACAGATTCATGTAGATACATTTCTGATGATCCACAACTAACTGAGCAGATAAATAAGCTTGTGGGCTTTGGTGCTTTGTGGCATCATAAAAACAGCGTAAGAATTGGCTGGAGGTACTCAGCAAAAAAAGACAGGATAAAACTTTACACTTACAAATACATTGAAGGAGTAAGGATTAAAAAACATTTTGATACTGTTCGCATAGGTCAATATAACAAGCTAAGAATTAAAGCCCATCGTACTTACTGGTTTGGAAAGTTCCTTTTTCCTTATTTTGGAGGTAAAGCTCCAGCTCCTCATGATATTAAAATTTTATTAGATTTCTTATAGGTTTTTGTCTATTTATATTAATTATTTATTATATTTGTATATAGTTAATAATTAAAACAAACAATAACAATGGGAAATTTAGCAACAAAAAACAGAGAAAGTTATAGAATAGATTTAGATTTTGATACTCTTACAGGCGAATTAGAATGTCTTATTAATGGCGATTGTCATACTATTATAGATTTTGATTTTGATTTTGAAATTCAAAACGTATCACATGATAAAGGAGATTATTATACTCCTGAATGTATTACTTATGACTGCAATTATAAAGCTTCTGGTTTTGATGGTATTAGAACTGGAAACGATGAAAGCTGCGAAGTAAGCCCGGAATACAAACAAATGATAGATATGTTATTAGAGGATGAGATTAGAGATTACATTGATGAGAATGAATTGTATAATGATTAGTAATTAAATAGCAGAAAAATGGAGAAAGTAAATTTAGGGGAGTTCTTACATAGGGCTTCCCAAAAAACAAACAAGGAACTGGCCGAAGATATTAGGCAGGTTAAAAAGCTTAGTAATAAACATGATAATGTAGTGGTACACCAGGAAAAGAAAAGCTTAGATGCTACTGCTGACAAATTATCTAAAAGTGTTAAGAGTTTTAACAAGGATGCAGAATTAATAATTAAAATAAACGATAAACAATGGATACAGGATTAGAGAAAGCCCTTAAAACGGTAGATATTAAAGGTAAAGCTTATGTAACAGTAAATGAACGAATAAAGTACTTTAGAGAGCATTTTACAGGGTATAAGTTAATAAGTGAAATAGTATATCACAATCAAGCTACTTTTTTAGAATGGCATGAATTTGATTCGGAAGGTAAACAGATTAATAAAACAGCATGGACTAAAGGAGAAATATGTTTTAAGGCTTCCATATTTAATGAAAAGGATGAAGCAGTAGCTACTGGGTATGCAATGGAGAAAGCTGATAGTTCATACATAAATAAAACCAGTTACATTGAGAACTGCGAAACTAGTGCATGGGGTAGAGCTTTGGCAAATTTTGCAATAGGGGTTGATAGTTCAGTGGCTAGTGCTGATGAGGTTGCTAATGCAATAAAAAATCAGAAATAAATGGGCTTTGATAATACTACTGAGAATGCTACTGACTGGCAAATATCAATAATAGAAAGCTTAATACCATTATCATACATACCTCAACAGGAAAAAGATGAAGTAGAAAGGATGATTTTTGATACTGAATTAAAGTATGATGAAGCTGATGCAATTATTACATATTTAAAGGCTAATAGCATACCAACATTAGAAGAGGAATTTAACAGAAAAATAAACGATAAAAACTAAATAACATGGAAAACAATTTAGAGTTCCCACAAGGGTTAATATTTAAACTACCTAGAGAAAAGGCACCTGATTTTATAAAGGGCAGCTTATCAATTAAAAGAGCTGAATTAATACAATGGCTTAACAGCAAGTCTGATGAATGGATTAACCTGGACCTAAAAGAAGGTAAATCTGGAAAAGCTTATGCCGCTGTTAATAATTGGAAACCAGAAGGGCAAACTAATAACACACCGATAGCAAAAGATGCTGCTGATGATTTACCGTTTTAATTATGGATAGTAAAGAGATAGATAAATTAATTGAAGAAATAGCTCTTATTATTAAGGGCTATTCTTCTTTAGATAAAGATTTTAAGGATATTAACAGGTTAATAGTTGCAAAGCGTAAACTTGTAGGATATGCTTTTAGATTTAGTGCTGTTGTAGGTTATGCATTGGATGAGTACAATGTTAGCTATGCATCCAGAAAAAATGAATTAGCAAATAAAAAGTTAAAGTATATTGAGGATGGTGATAGTGCCGGAAAAGCTGAACTAAAAGCAGAGTTAAAAAACTACCAGCTAAGAGTAGCAGAGGGAGAAAATGAAGCCCTTTACAGAAAGGTTAAAAGCTACTTTGATACTATGCGTGATTGTATTACTAGTATTACACAAGATATTAGTATCTTACGCAAGGAGTATGAAGATACAAGAGTTCACGATAACGGGTAACTGCCCTTCTAAAAGTAACTGCTATAAAGTAATTAAGTTAGGCTCTAAATGTTCACTAGGAAAACAAAAACATCTTAAAAGCTATGAAAACTCTTTTATGGTCCAGATGTTACAATACAAATATGATCTAATAGATACGGAATTTAAGTTTATTATTGATGTTTATTATGATAGCCGCAGACCTGATTTAGATAATGCTTTAAAAGTAATATTAGACTGTTTACAAAAGGCTGGAGCCATTAAGAATGATAACAAGTGTATTGAGATAGTTGCAAAAAAACATTTAGATAAAGAAAATCCTAGAGTAAAATTCACTATATTACCAGAATAACATAAGGAGATAATTTATTCTAAACTAGGTAAAATTAATTTTTTACCTTTTTTTTGTCGAATAGTTTTGTATTAAATATTTATTATATATATTTGATTGTATAAACAATTTAAAACAAACAATTATGGAATTACAACAGGTAAAAACCTATTTAGAAAAAACTCATCAAAATTATATTGATATGGTTAACCAGAATATTCAATATTTTAATTCTGAGCCTAATGATAATAAAGTTATGAAAGATTTTTTCTTACAAAAGGCAACAGAGTATACTAACAAAGCTGATGCGATTTTAAAAATAATTGAATTTATAAACTCTTAAAAACAAACAATCATCATGAAATTTACAGAGATTAAAAAGAGTATGCTTTTAACCAAAGCACTGGTTAATGCTATTGATGAGGTAGATGAAAATTTATCATATAAACATTTAGCTGAGAGCGTAGCATTTATAATGCATGAATATTATTCTGAAGATAATAGGCAAGAATTTTTGAAAACATTAAAAAATTTATTAACATGAAAGAGTTAGATACTTTTGAGAATGCATTTCTAGTTTTTGCAAATGCTTTAAGTAATTTTGAAAATCAGTTAAATAAAACTGACTACAAACAACAGGATATTAAGCTCCTGGTTTTTCAAACTAAAAATAAGCTGACAAATTTATATCAAGACATTTCTAATGAACTTGATAGGATTGAACAACTAAAAAACTTTTAACTAGATAATATGATTTACAGCGAAAATGACCTTTACAAAGCCTATATGCTATACAAACAAGGCTTTAACTTTTATGATGTTACTAACTACTTTAAAAGAAACAATGTAACATTATACGACAAGCAAAAAATAGAATTAATAATTGATGCAGTTCTTTTGCATTACCAGATAACAGAAAAAGAACTAACAGGAAAAAGCAGGCAAAGACATTATGTAAATGCTAGAGGTGCGTATTATTACCTTTGTAGAAATCTGACTAAAAACAGCTTAAAATTTATTGGTAAAAGGGTTAATCGTGACCATGCTACTGTTTTAAATGGTTATAAATTAGTAGTTGATTTATTGGAATTTAATATTGATAATATTAAAGAAGATATTGACCAAGTAACCAGTATTTTCAATGAATATGTAGAAGCTAAAACAAAGGAAAATAACAAACTTATTCAGCAGCTATGCAATGTCAAGATTTAGACTTTTTGAAGCTGGTAGTCTTTGTTTATTTCAACTCTTCTTTAAATAAAAATTCTTATTCTAAGTATATTTTTTGTTACTTAGCACATGACTATTTAAAGATAAATCAAACAAACATTTCTAAGTATTTAGGTTGTAATATAAGCAAAGTAAGAGCTTATAAAAGGAAGATTACCAGCCTATTAAAAGCTGATGATAAAGTATTACTTAATGATTTAGAACAAATAAAAAAACTACTAAATAATAATGTCAAATAAAAAGGATAGCTACTGGTTCAGGCATGATAGTTCTGCTGGTAGAGGTTTAAAATTAAGAAAAATACAATTTTTGTACGGTCATTGGGGTAAGGGTGTTTATTGGGATGTAGTAGAAATATTAAGAGATTCAGCAAATTATAATTATAGTTGTGATGAATTTGATTTAAGAATGTTAGCTGGTTTAATAGGGTGTGAGGATACAGATAAGTTTTTAGAGTGGTATCAGAATTGTATTAAATTTGAATTACTTGTTGAGCATAAAAACAAGTTTTTTTCACCTGCTTTAAGTAGGGTTATGGATGTATGGGATACTAAGAAAGAAAACGGTAAAAAAGGAGGTAGACCTAAGAAAATAAAAACCGAATTAAAACCTAAATTAAACCTAAACGAAACCGAATTAAAAGCTAATCAAAACCATAAGATAATAGAACATAACATTAATAAAGAAAATAAAATAAAAGAAATATTAAAAAGATTTGCAGAAACTAACTACCAACAGAACGAAATAATTTTTAAAACAAACAAAAATGAATTAACAAATCATCTTAAAAGATTTTTAGAAATTAAAAAAGATTCTGAAGAGTTTAGGAACAAACCTTATGGAAATATTATATCTTGGTTCTGGAATTGGTGTAACTCAACCAGCAAACCAAAAGAAACAAACAACAATAACACAGCAGCTCCTTGGATTGAGGGCAGTAAATAGATGGAAAATTATTACACAAAACCTTTTCATGAGCTTCAGGGCTTAGATGAAATACGATTAGGTAAGATTGAGCAAGGCTTAGGAATAGGAGTAGAAGCTTTTGATAATCATATTAAATGGAAGCAAGGTCAGTTTAACATGGTTAACGGCCATGACAATGTTGGTAAAACAGATGTACTCCTTTGGTATTTTGTATGCATGAGTAAGCTACATAATAAAAAGCATCTTATCTACTCCTCAGAAAATACAGTTAGAAGCCAGGTATTTAAAATATTTAACTTTTGGACTGGTAGAAGATTAGACAAAGATTATACGATTGATAATAGAGGTTTTCAGCATACCCTAAATGAAATATCTGATTATTTTGAGTTCATACCCAATGATAAAAGATATACTGCTTATGATATTTTAGACATAGCAAGTAAAAAACATCATGATGGATTGTTAGTTGACCCATTTAACAGCTTAATGACTGAAACCAATAATAAACATCAGGAGGATTATGATATTTGTGCTAACCTTAGAATATTTGCAGAACAGAATAATACTACGGTATTTGTAAATGCTCATCTAGTAACTCAATCAGCTAGAAACAGATATCCAAAAGACCATATTTACGAAGGACATTTAGCAGCTCCTGAAAAAGCAGATACAGAAGGTGGTCAAAAGTTTGCTAATAGAGCAGATGATTTTTTTACTATTCACAGAATGACACAGCATCCTGAAAGATGGAATATAGGAGAGCTGCACGTTAGGAAAGTAAAAGAAACTATAACAGGAGGATGTGTTACTCCTAGAGATAAACCAATAGAGTTACGCTGGGTTAATCATTGTGCTTACATAATCGATAACCAAAACCCATTAGAGCGTACTTATGACAAACCGTCCGAACAATTAGAACTGATAAAAACAAAAGAACATCAAAACATGAGTAGAATGAGCTACGGAAATGATGATATTGATGACGATTTACCATTTTAAACAACAAACTATGCTAAGCGAAAAGCCAGAAATCAATTTATTGCCTATTTACGTGATGTTTAAGGGCTCCAAAAATATTTTTGGGGGTAATGTATATCTCGAGGTAAAACAAGCCCTAGAAACGGCTGATATTGCGTTAAGAAGATTATTTAAAAACTTTGAGGATAAAAAAATGACAGATAATCCACTAGCATCATTAACAGAGTCGGCTATTTTTTCAGTGGCAGAATTAGAATTTTATGTTGATACTGTTGATGATGAGGTTACAAAATTAAAAAATCAAAACCAGCTTTTAAAACAGGAAAATTTGAAGCTTAGAGAAGAAAATTATAAACTTAAATTGGAAAATCAATCTTTAAAGTTTTAGTATTAAAATTTTATTATTATCATTGTAAAAATAAACAACAAACTAAACAATTATGACACAGAAAAAAAGGCTGCTCACCTATCTTGAGCAAGGCAACAAAATTAATCCTTTAAAAGCATGGCAAGAGCTAGGAATATACCGCTTAGCATCGAGAATATGTGATCTAAGAAAAGAAGGTAATGAGATTAAAGATGAATGGTTAGAAGTTCCTAATCGTTTCGGTGAATTTGTACGAGTAAAACAATATTATTTATAAGCTATGGATTATCAAGAGTTCTTAAAAACAAAAGAGAAAAGGCACGTTAAAAGTGGTTTTTGTATTAATGAAAGTAATTTAAATACTAATTTGTTCGATTTTCAAAAACATATTGTTATTAGAGCACTACAAAATGGTAGATTTGCAATATTTGCTGATTGTGGTTTGGGCAAAACACTAATGCAATTAAGCTGGGCTGAAGAAGTTTACAAAAAAACAAATAAAAAGGTTTTAATACTTGCACCTTTAGCTGTCAAAGGTCAAACAAAACAAGAGGCAATTAAATTTAATATAAACTTAGATAGTTTTGATATTTGGAATTATGAACAATTAGACAATATTGACATTTCAATTTATTCAGGTGTAGTATTAGATGAATCAAGTATATTAAAAAACTTTACAGGAAAATATAAAAAGCTAATAATTGATAAGTTTAATAAAACAGCTTATAAATTAGCGTGTACTGCAACGCCTTCGCCTAATGATTTGAATGAAATTGGAAATCACAGTGAGTTTTTAAATGTATTAGATGCTCAGGATATGAGAGCTAAGTGGTTTGTTAGGGATGAAGGTATGAATAACTATCGTTTAAAAGGGCACGCGAAAAAAGATTTTTACGGATGGATCAGCTCATGGGCAGTTATGTTAACTAACCCAAAGGATTTAGGTTTTGATGGTTCTAAATACGTTTTACCAAAGATTAATTACTTTGAAAAAACTATAAAAACAAAAGTAAGAAATAACGGGAGGTTATTTAATGAAGGAAATACCAATGCAACATCTTTTAACAAAGAATTGAAATTAACATTAATTGAAAGATTAGAAGAAGTAGCTAGTATAGTTAATAATTCCAAAAGTCAATTTATTGTTTGGGTTAATCAAAATGAAGAAGAGAAAAGAATCAAACAATTAATACCTGATGCAGTTTCTGTTAACGGTGCAGACAAGCCTGAAATTAAAGAATCTAGATTACTAGGATTTGCAAATAATGAATTTAGAGTTTTAGTGACAAAAAAGAAAATAGCTCAATTTGGAATGAATTTTCAAAATTGCTATAATCAAGTATTTGCAAGTTTAGATTTTAGTTTTGAAGGACTTTATCAAGCAGTAAGAAGGTCATATAGATTCGGACAAAAAAATAATGTAAACATCTATTTGATTACAACTGATACTATGGAAAATGTAATAAAAATTATAAATAAAAAACAAAAACAATTTGAAGAAATGCAAAACGAAATGAATAAATACATTAATGGTGAATCATTTGGACTATTAAATTCTTATACTTTTAAAGAAGTAAAGAATAACGACTATTGGCTAATGAAAGGTGACTCATGTCAGGAAATAAAAAGAATACCAGATAATTCAGTAGATTTAATTATTTTCAGCCCTCCGTTTAGTTCATTATTTACTTATTCGAATTATATACACGATATGGGTAATAATGACAGTCACGATGATTTTTTTAAACAATATCAATTCTTATTAAAAGATTTATACCGAATATTAAAACCGGGAAGATTAATGTGTTGTCATACAAAAGATTTAGCTGTTTATAAAAATTCTAGTGGTTACACTGGACTGTATGATTTTACTGGAGAACATCATAAATCAGTTGAAGATGTAGGTTTTAAGTATCATTCAAAAATAAATATATGGACTGACCCCGTATTAGAAATGCAAAGAACTAAAACACAAAGACTACTTTATAAGCAATTAAGAAAAGACTCAAGTTATACTGGAGTAGGACTTCCTGAATATGTTACTGTTTTTCGTAAGTGGGATGGAAATGAAGAAGATTGGAAACCAATAAACAATAAAAACCAAAATAATTTTCCCTTAGATACTTGGCAATCTTGGGCAAGTCCTGTTTGGAATGTTGAAAAATCAGATATAAAACACTTAGAAGAGATTGAAAAACTTTACAAAGTACAATCTTGGATGGATGTTAAAAGAACTGACGTTTTAAACAATAAACAAGGAACTGACTTAGGTGATGAAAAGCATATTGCACCACTGCAACTTTCTGTAATAAAAAGATGCGTCCAAATGTGGTCTAATCCTTATGAAACTGTTTTTACTCCCTTTTTAGGAATTGGAAGTGAAATATATGAATCAGTAAAATTAAATAGGTATGGAATTGGAATAGAGTTAAAAGATAAATATTTTGAAACTGCTGTAAAAAATGTAAATAAAGCAATACATTCAAAAAATCAACTAACATTATTCTAGTGCAAGATATAATAAGTGCCAATTACCAGAGCATAGTAGATAGGGGTTTCATTACTCCTACTACTACGCTTTTTGAGTTTTTAGATAAGCTAGATGAAGAGGTAAAAGAGCTAAACAAAGAGGCTTTAATATCTAAAGAATGGAGTAATTTACCTCAAGAGTTAGCTGATGTTATTCTGGTTTGTTTAAACATGGCAAAGCATTTTAATATTGACATTGAGCAGGAAATAAAAAACAAGATCAGAATAAATGAGTACAGAGCAAAAAAGGGAAAATAATTATATTTGTAATCAATTTTTAACTTTAAATAAATCGCTATGAAAAAGGTGGATGCAATCATCAGAAAAGCTCAATTTGATGATGTGAAATCAGCTCTAATGGCAGTTAAGGTAACTTTTTTTAGTTACTGGGATTGTACAGGAGTTGGTAATGAGAAACTCGATAGACGCTATCGAGGGATTGAATATAGTACTTCTGATATACAAAGGCGGTACTTAAGTATTGTTGTATCTGATGAGTTTCTGGATAGAACAATAAAAGCTATTCTGCAATCTGGTAAAACAGGTAATATTGGAGATGGAAAAATATTTGTTTCCAATATTGAAGAGGCTTACAGGATTAGAACTGGAGAACGTGGAAATCAAACTTTAAACTAAAAGAGAGATGGAAATGTTAACAGTTAATAATGTATGGATGATGGTCTGCACTGGTTTAGTGTTTTTCATGCATTTAGGTTTTTCTTTCTTAGAGATTGGATTAACCAGACAAAAGAATACAATTAATATTTTGTTTAAAAACATCTTCATTATTTGTATGGGCTTATTAGTTTATTACATAGGTGGTTTTAATCTTATGTATCCCGGGTTTGAAGATGGTAGCATGGGAGTTCTAAAATTCGCTGGTTTTGGAATTGATGCACCTGTAAACGGTATGACTGCTGATTATGCTGATGGTGGTTATACATGGTGGACTGATTTTCTTTTTCAGGGAATGTTCGCTGCAACCGCTGCAACTATTGTATCAGGAGCAGTAGCTGAAAGGATTAAGCTTAGTAGCTTTATGATTTTCAGTTTAATCTACGTTGGATTAGTTTATCCAATAGTAGGTTCATGGAAATGGGGAGGTGGTTTTCTAGATAACTTAGGTTTCTATGACTTCGCTGGTTCTACATTAGTTCATTCAGTAGGTGGATGGGCTGCACTAATTGCAGTATGGTTATTAGGTGCTAGAGTTGGTAAATTCAAAAACGGTAAGTCAATACCTATCTTAGGTCATAACATACCCTTTGCTACTGCTGGAGTATTAATACTTTGGTTAGGTTGGTTTGGTTTTAACGGTGGTAGCGTATTAAGTGCTGACCCTGCATTGACCTCTTTAACTCTTGTTACTACTTGTTTAGCTGCTGCTGCTGGTGGTATTGGTGCTGCTATTACTTCTTTTATCAAAGACAAAACATTTGATTTAACAATGTTTTTAAATGGTATCTTAGGTGGTTTAGTTGCTATTACTGCTGGAGCAGATTTAATGAGTCCAAACGAATCTGTATTAGTAGGTTTAATTGGTGGTATTGTGGTTGTATTTACGGTATCATTATTAGATAAATTAAAACTAGATGACCCTGTTGGAGCTATTGCAGTTCACTTAGGTTGTGGAATATGGGGTACATTAGCAGTAGGTGTTTTTGGTAGTATGGCTAGTGGTAGTCAGTTTCTTACTCAATTAACCGGAGTAGGTATCATTGGAGCCTTTTGTTTAATTAGTGCTTTCTTAATTCTATTTACAATTAAAAAAACAATAGGGTTAAGAGTATCAAAAAGAGAAGAGGTAGAAGGCTTAGATAATGCAGAGCATGGGATGAGTGCCTATCCAGATTTCCGATTAAATCAACATTAATAATATAGAGGGGTTAAAAGCCCCTCTTTTAATTTCAAAAAAAATGAAAAATATATTTACAATTTTATTAGCACTAAGTGCTTTAATTATTACAGCTCAAGACAGCTTAAAATCAAATCTTTCATTAGAAGGAAGTGCTGATATTTATTATCGTAGAAACATAAGCACATCTAATGCAGAAACAGCACCAGCTACATCATTTGCAAATGGTAACGGGTTTAGTTTAGGAATGTTTAATCTTATTAGCTCTTATGATACTAAAAATACAGGTTTTGTTGCTGATTTAGTTTTTGGACCTAGAGGAGAAGATGCAGTATTTTTATCAACAGGAAGCTCAAATATTATCAATCAGCTTTATGCTTATTGGGATGTTAGTGATAACCTTACTTTGACAATGGGTAATTTTAATACCTTCTTAGGTTATGAGGTTATAAGTCCTAGTGGTAATTTTAATTACTCAACTTCTTATATGTTTAGTTATGGTCCATTTAGCCATTCAGGATTAAAAGCAGATTTTAACCTATCCGAAAATTTTACAGGTATGTTAGCGGTTTTAAATGCTACTGATGCTACTGATTTTAACCCTACAAACTTTAATACTTTAGGATTTCAACTAGGTTATAAAGGTACTTACTTAAATGCTTTGTATGGAAAACAGGATGCGAGTTTAGAGCCTACTTTTCAACTAGATTTAACAGCAGGTTATGACCTAAGTAAAAAGTTTTATCTCGGAGTAAATTCTACTTACAACAAAACTGATAAAGATGGTTTTTATGGGGTTGCTTTATATCCTCAGTATGATTTAGGTAAATTAACAGCCGGTTTAAGAGGTGAGTACTTTGCAGAGATTAATGATGGTATAGGTGCTATTGCTCCAGGTGCAAATGTTATAAACTTTACTACTACTTTAGATTATGCTATTGAAAATTTAAATCTAAAATTAGAATACAGATTAGATAAAGCTAGTGAGCAAGTATTTGATCAAAAAGATAATTTATCAAGTATAGTACTAGCAGCAGTTTATTCTTTTAATTAAATTAAATCATGAATGATGTAATAACCTCCCAAGAGCTATCCATAGTAAGGCAACTAGGGTATGATGATAATATAACATATTGCAAAGTGTTTAACTGGTTTAGAGTAAGGTGGGGTTATACATCATGGATTGAGAAAACAGGTAAAGAGTACAATTATAAAATTTATGCAAGGGGTGCTTTTCATAGACCTATTACTCATAAAACTAAATATCCCTACTGTAAAAGCTATGAAGAAGCTCAGCAGAAGTTGCTTAATGAATTAATCCTAATAGTTCAAGAGATTGAAAAATAATTAAATTTTATTATATTAGGTTAAATGGTTGAGGTAGGAGCTTTAAATATTAAAGATATATTTTATCATAAAGGGCATGAATATGAAGTACTTGAGAATAACAGTATGTTTGTAGTTGCAAAAAAAATACCTGTTGATGGAATAACAAGCTACTTCCTGAAATCATTAAAGGTTAAAAAAAAAGTAAAAGATAGTGTCTGGTTAAAAAATCCAGATTATGATATAACAGATAGATGGCAAGACCGAGTAAGATAGATAGATTTATTGAAGTTGCTAAAGATATACTTTTTAGAGATGGGAATATATCAAACAAAGACTTAAGGCTTTTAGTTAATAAAAAACTTGGTTATAATTTTGTTTGTAAAAAAACAATACAAAGATGGAAATCTTTAGGCAAACTTGAATGTATTGGTATTTATCCAAATCCAAATAAAATAAAAACAGTAATAAAGTTTGTAAATCAGAAACAGTATCAAAAAGATTATTATCATAATGTTAAAAAGAATAGTTTAAATAATAAAATAAAAAATTCTTTTGCCACCTTATTAAGATATCATTTAAAAAACAAAACCGCTAAAACATTTGATTGTGTCGGTTATACGTTAGACGATTTAAAAAATCATTTAGAGTCTTTATTTGAAGAGGGGATGTCTTGGGAAAATTACGGATTAAAAGGATGGCATATAGACCATGTTACTCCCGCAAGTTGGTTTAATTATAATTCTAAGGATGATATTGAATTTAAAAAATGTTGGTCTTTAAGTAATTTACAACCAAAATGGGCTATTGATAATATAAAAAAACAAAATAGATATGTCGGGTAAAATGGGTAGACCTCCAAAAATAAAAACATTTATAAGCGTAGCAGAAGATGTGCTTTTTAGAGATGGTTTAATGCTATTGACTGATGAAGAATTGGTGTTTTTAATTAATGAAGAATTAGAACAAAAAGATAAAGTTTCTGATAGGACGTTTGCTAGATGGAAGGCTAAAAAATTCAACGAAAATGATGACATAGGTAAGACTTTTGTCATGTTAATAAAAAAAGCATTGATAATTCAAAAAGAAAACCTGTTTAAAAAGTTCTCTAATGATGATAGAGCATGGCAGAGATGGGCATGGATTATAGAGCGTAAATTTTCAGAGTGGAACCTTAAAAATATTAATGAAAACAAAAACGAGAATACTCATACTGGAGAGATTAAAATAAACTATAACCTACCTAATGGAGATTAATATAAATCCATCTAAAAAACAGCATGAAGCATACAATAAACTAAATGATAGCATAACTAAAGAAACTCTTTACGGTGGTGCTGCTGGTGGTGGTAAATCATGGTTAGGCTGTGAATGGTTATTAGTAAACTGTTTAAGGTATCCCAAAACAAAATGGTTTATAGGCAGAGAAGAGCTAAAAAGGCTAAGAGCTTCAACTTATCAAACACTATTAAAAGTAAGACAGCATCACAATTTACCTCATGACTTCTGGAGGTATCAAGGACAGGATAACTTTATCGAATTTCCTAATGGCTCAAGAATAGACTTACTTGATTTACAATACAAGCCATCTGACCCAATGTATGAAAGGTTTGGTTCATTAGAATATACAGGAGGATGGATTGAAGAAGGTGGAGAGATAAATTTCGGGGCTTATGATGTGCTAAGGACTAGGATAGGTAGATGGTTCAATACTGAATACAATATACTACCTAAGTTATTAATTACCTGTAACCCAAAAAGGAATTGGATGTATGAGGAGTTTATACAGCCATTCAGAGCAAACAATCTACCAAGTACTCAGGCATTTATTGAAGCATACGTAACAGATAACCCATACATAGATAAAGAGTATATCAT